CGATCGGGTCCCGCGCAGGTTGCCTCCCCGGGCGACACCATAAACGCCTGCATCAACCCGAACGTGCGATTCGACGAGCCAATTTTAATGCTGCCGGACATACAGCCGATGCTGTGGGGCAGGAAATTCGCGGTTTTAAGCGACGCCAACCTGCTCCACATCGAGGGAGACGGTTTTACGGTGCAGATAATGAGCCCGGAGGAGAAAGGCGACGACTGGGCGATGCTGCGAGAACTTGCCGCCACGCCAACGGAGCCGGTTTTTAAGGGGGCAATCGAGGAGTCGCTCCGCCGACTTGCCAACTTTGGCGAATGCGTCCGCTTTAAGGAAGGGAAGCTCGTGGTTGGCGCCAACGAGGAGCCAGGGCTGGCGAACATGGATTCGGGAAATGTGGAATTTAAGATAGCGTCGCTCACGAAGCTTTTACCGTATGCCACGAAGCTGGCGCTTGCCGGCACGAATATCCACTTGTACGACGCAGCCGGAATGCAGTTTATCGTGTCAGGGGAGGAGACGGAATGAGCAAGTTTTTTGGCGAAGAGCAGCAGATTTTACCGCCGGAAGAAGTAATACGGAAGCTGTTTTACGCGGAGTACGAAGTAGCAGAATACGTGCCGAGCCAAAACATCAGCCCGAGCGGAATGGGGTGCCCGATTGCCTGTGCCTTTAAGCTGAATGGCGTTCCGGTGCCAGCCGGCAAGGCGTCGTTTTACGGCAGCAGCGCAGCGGACAACGGGTCAGACAGGCACGAGCGCATACAGGAGTTTTTAAGCAGAACGCCCTATTGGGTTGACGTGGCGGACTACATCGCGAAGCGACCGGAGCTGGAGGTGAGAGTAGTCACGGCACAAGAGCAAGCGGAAAGCTTGGAGAAGAGTTTTACCTCGAGATTGGAGCAGCTGAACATTTTAAGGCAGCAGCAAGATTTTACGGGAGCCGAAGCCACAGAATACGGCGACTTAGTAAAGTGGCTCAGCATACCGATAGAACAGCATGCAAAAGAAATCGCGGAAAAGAACAGATTTGAAGTTTTACTGCTGCACACGAAATACCCGATTCGATTTCGCTGTGACGGGATGCTCAGAATAGACGGCAAGTTTTACGTGCTCGAAATAAAAACGGAGCGACAGAGCAAAAACTCTTTTAGAATAGCACCGGACCCGAAGCACGCGAAACAGGGCATAACTTACGAGATGTCGCTGAAACCGGACGGAGGGATAATTTGGCTTTACGAAGGGCGCGATGCATTGGAGCCGAAAACCTTTTTACAGCTGCCGGACGAGCAAGCTTGCAAGGAGAACGAAGCATACATCGCGAATATAGTGGCAAAGAAGGACACGCCCTGGCTTTTAGAAATTCCGCCCGCCAGCGCCTGCACCTACTGCGAATACAAAGCAAAATGCAAAGAGGAGAAAAAGAAATGGAAAGAAATGAACAAGACCAGACCCTTACAGATTTAACCCGAGATTCCCAAGCTGCACCCGATAACGGCACGCCCACACTCTCACCCAACAGCACAAGAGAATACCGAGAGAACCAAAGCGCAACCGTAGATGAAACGCGAATACAACACGTCCTACAAAAATCTAAGGAAATACTCGACCAGCGACTGAAACCGGCGACTGAACTCATACGAGACATAAAGCGAGCCATGAGCAACGGGTTGGACACGATTTCGGATTTACAAGTGCAGGAGTGGGCGGTAGTAATCCCGATTATTTGCCAAGAACTCTCATGCTGGCAGAACGCCTACAACCTGTCGAGAGATTTATGGGACATAGAAGTAAAGAAAATGTGTGCCACAAACCTACTCGAATTTACACTGAAAAAAGTCCAGACGGCGGAAATCAACAGAATCGAAGCTACGAAAGGCGAAACGGAGAAGGCGGTAAAGGCGTATTTACGGAATACGATAGCAGGAACCCAAGAAAGCCTTTACCAGCTTGCCAATGCGCTAAGAAAAATATCGGATTACAGAATAATGACGAGAGGACAGTGAATTTACTCGAAATGTCGTATAATATATGAGGTGGAAAAACATGGATATGTGCAATTTATGCCAGAAAGAGCCAGCAACGAAGATAGCGCAATATTATCGCAGAAATCCGAAACGGTCGCCCCGAGTTTTTATGAAAATGTCAATCGAGTCGATTGCAAAAAGCCCGGAAGTCAAGAAAGGCGACCGAATCAAAGTATGCGATAGCTGCATAGCCCATTTTAGGATTGGCGAACCAGCAGAGAATTCGAGGGCAGCATTAGAGGAGATAAAATGAAACGACCGAGCACTTATTTAACGCGAAAGGCGATGAAACACGAGTCAGCAAGGTACATTATAGACGGGAGACCAGTAAGCAAGGAAGAATGGGTTGACTACGTGGAATCGCACCCGAAGCAAACGACTTGTGCATTTGCCAAGACGACGACACGGTTTATTGCAACGACGGTAAAACAGAATGTGGAGTGACATTTTAGGCTATGTCAGCATGGCATTCGTTTTAACTTCGTTCCTATTCAAGCGGCAAGCCGGAATACGGATTTTTAACATGATTGGTTCAGCATTCGGGGTAGCTTACGGAGCAATGATTTTAGCAATCCCAGTGATTTGCCTGAATTCAGCCATAATAGTGCTGAACACGGTGCAGCTCATACGATTACGAAAAGGAGGCAAAAATGCCGAGCTTAGCGGACATTAAGAGAGATATGAATAGGATTTGTCCCGGAAGTGTAATCGACGGCGTGGAAGTAAAGGACGTAGAAAGAATACCTTTACGAGCAGCTGCCCTCAACAGGGCTTTACACGGCGGAATACCGAAGGGAAGAATGATTGAGCTATACGGACCGGAGCACAGTGGAAAAACGACGACTGCACTCATGATTGCCGCAGCATACCAGCAGAAAGACGAAAGACCGGTGGTTTTTATCGACGCAGAAGGCACATATGACGCATTGTGGGCAACGAAAATCGGAGTAAAGCACGAAGCAGGGAAATTTATATATTGGAGACCCGAGAATTTAACGGCGGAGCAGGTATTTGAAAGGACGCTGCAAATTGCAGACACGGGAGAAGCCGGATTGATTATTTTAGACAGCTTGCCCGTCCTGATACCGCAGCAGGAAGATGCGAAAAACATGGAGCAAATGACAATGGGCGGAATAGCAGCCCCGCTAACCAAATTCACCCGAAAGCTCGGCAGAATTTTACTGAGAAACTCTGACGTAACATTTTTGGGGTTGAACCAAGTCAGAGATAACATGAGCGGCTATGGAGACCCAGTAACGACACCCGGCGGCAAGGCTTGGAAGCATATGTGCTCAGTAAGGCTCGTCTTTAAGAGCGAAAACATAGACCCGAACGGGATTTATCTTAGCGAATCGCACCCGAACCCCGCCGGCGTAAGAATATGGATGCAGGTGAAGAAAAACAAGACGGCGCCACGCGACAGAAAAATGGGAAGTTACACGCTGGACTTTGAAAGGGGGTTTGACGAGCTTCAAGACGTAGTAATGCTCGCGATAATCGAAGGCATCGTAGTAACAAGGGGAGCCGGAGTTTCGTATGTCCATAACAAGGAGACAGGCGAAGTTTTATCAGCTTTGGGGAAAGCGAAATTTATGGAGAAGCTGAGAAATTGCCCAGAAATATTTGAGAAGCTAAAGGCTGAAGTATTAGATGCAGACAGCCGTAGCGAAGGAGCAGTAAATGGAAATCAATCTGAGTGAAAACAAGCACAGGTTTATTGAGCTATTAAGAGCAAAGGTGCAAAGAGAAGGGGTAAACAAGCTGATAGCATGGCTTGACCGAGAAGACTTCTTTACAGCGCCAGCGAGTACGCAGTACCATTTGGCGGTAGAAGGTGGATTATGCCAGCACAGCCTGAACGTCTATAATGAAATGATGGAAATGGCTAACCTATATTATCCAGCGAATGCCCAAGGCGTAAGAAATGGGGTAGATATGGAGTCACCGACAGCATTTGACGACGAGACAATAGCAATCGTATCATTGCTGCACGACATATGCAAGGTGGCTTGCTACAAGAAAGGGACGCGAAACGTAAAGAACGAGCAAACCGGAAGATGGGAAGCAATCGAAGTGTGGAAATGGGACGAGCAATTCAAATTCGGGCACGGAGCAAAGTCAGTGTTTATAATCCAGCAGTTTATGAGACTGAACATGCTTGAAGCACAGGCGATACGCTATCACATGGCGGGGAAGGACGATGCTTTATCCGACAGCTACGACAGGCAGTATGCAGAAGTATTCGACATAAACCCCGTGGCGGTTTTGGTAGCCCTCGCAGACACAGCGGCGACATTTTTAACAGAACGCTGCGGAATATAGGAGCGGACCGTATGCCAAAGTTTTTTGAGGATTTGGAGCCAAGGGCAATAGAGGAAATACCGCCAACTACGATAAACCGAGCCAGATTTATGAAAGAACGAATGATGAACAGCTGCCCATACGTAGGGGTCGTAAGAGACAAGATTTTAGAGTGGCTGCTATCATTTGACGGAGAAATCAGCTTGAAAATGTTTAACTCCCAACTATCCAAGCTGAGCCCAAGAACGGAAGTTGCAATACAGCAATTAGAAGACTCGAAAGGGTACAGAATAATACGCAGACCGCCGATAGAGCACAAGCCGCCCCTGACTGACAGCTTACTCGACAGGTTGCTCGAAGACAAATTCGTAGCATTTTACGGAAAAGGGGCAGCAAGAGAATTTGCAAAGGCAATGGAAGTGCTGGCATCAATGCCGTCCGTTTATGTACTCGACGTAAGCGAGTTATTTAGTGAGTACAAGGACTATCAACACAGAGGTAAAAGCGACACCATGCTTGCCAAAGCGAGCTCCTGCGAGATACTCGTGATTGAAGGATTCATACACAAACTCTACGCCCAATGGCACCACCGAGAGGCACTCGAGAGGCTGGGGAGAGAAAGGGTCGCAAAAGGCAAGCCGATTTTATCGGACGTGCATTTTTACAACTGGCAGTGGGATTTGAAAGATTTTTTCTCGCTGTTCAAAATTTATTCAATCGATGCCGATTAGACAGCCGGAGGCGAAAGCAGGCTATTAGGAGGAAATGGCAATGGATTTAGCATCTTACAAGAGGGCAGCAGAGGAGCGTACTTCGACGGGAAACAGTCAGTATATACGCTTCGAAACGCACGGGGAAAGGAAGATTTTGAGGTTTATGCACGACACGGTGCAGGACATCAAAGTCAAGTACAAAAAGTGGGACGATGTAGACAAGAAATATCTCTACTCGGATACACAGCCCAGCAAGGAATGGAGGGCAGTAGCTTTTATGAATTGCATAGAATATCTGCCCGGCGGGGGAGACCCGAAACGCGTAATTTGGCAGTTTAGCGCACACGTGACAGTAAATCAGATTGTGCCGTACATTACGCGTCGACCACGCATAAAAGACGGCGTATGGGAAGTGACCGTGAATAATCCGAAGGATATGAATATTAGCGTAATCATGTTCCCGGTAGAGGGTGCAGACACGGTGTCATACCCGATTATTGCAGGAACGGAAGAAGGATTTACACAGCCGACGGCACCAGCACCCAGACCGGCAGCGACAGCTCCGAGAAGGGATTACTTTGCAGCGGATGTCGAGAATAGCGACCTACCGTTTTAAGGAGAAGACATGGAGAAGCTATTTAGCAACGAGATAGTGTTTAGAGGGCACCCCGACAAGGTTTGCGACCAAATTAGCGGCGCCCTGCTGGACGCTTTAATTGAGCAAGACCCGGACACGAGAGCCGGAATAGAGGTAATGGGCGGGAAGTCAGCCGTCTACATAGCCGGCGAAATAACCAGCAGCGCTCAGGTAGATTTTATCGCGATAACGAAAAGGGTGCTGGAGGATTGTGGCTACGACAGCGAAAAGCTGAATATAGTAGTAGACATAAGCAAGCAGTCAGCCGACATTGCTCTCGGGGTAGACAAGCAAGGTGCCGGAGATAACGGAATGATGTTCGGGTATGCCTGTAACGACACGCCGGAAATGTTGCCACCCGCGGTAGTGATTTTACAGCAGTTCGCCGAGGAATACGATGAGCTAAGAAAGAGAGATTCGAGATTTAAGAGCGATGGCAAGGCGCAGATTACCGGAGTTTACAGGAGAGATATGGAGTTGGCGGAAATAAAGACGTTCACGATTTGCTATCAGAACACGGAAGAAGACAGAGAGGAAATGGATTCCCTACTCCAAAACTACGCGAGAGGAATTGCTCGGAATGTAGCTCATGTAGAGATTCAAGAGTTTCTTATGAATCCGACGGGGAGATTTGAAGTTGGCGGATTCGAGGCTGATGTGGGGATTACCGGAAGAAAGATAGTGGTCGACACGTATCAAGGATTTGCCAGAGTTGGCGGAGGAAATTTGAATGGCAAAGACGCCAGCAAAGTCGATTTTAGCGGCGCCCACTACGCGAGGCAACTTGCCAAGAACTATATTTCATTAGAGGGGCTGCATTGGTGCGAAGTCCAGATTGCATATGCGATAGGAAAAGAAGAGCCGCTCTCGATTTACATCGACAGCGACAAAGGGGTCATAGAAGCAAGAGAGGAAGATTTCGAGGAAGGCAGAGTAGAGAAAATAAGAGAGAAGTACAAGCAAGAGAAATTCGAGGAACTTGCGAAATTCGGGCATTTTACGAGGTGAGCATGACAGAGATAATGAAGAGCCTTTCGGCGTTTAATGAAGTAGACGCATGGCAATTTGACGGGATAGCATCAGATTTTTACGTAAGAGTAGGCACGGTAGACCAGTATATTGCGATAGAGTGTCTGCAAAGAAAAGCCTACGCAGCAGTCGAGGAAACGGTAAAATCGCCCCAAGTGATTTTAGACCTCGGGGGGAACACCGGAGCATCGGCGGTACGATTTGCAAATCTTTATCCAGACGCGCTGATAATAACGATTGAGCCAGATGAGGACAACTACGCATTATTGCTGAGGAATACAAAGTCCTACCCCAATATAAAGCCGGTATTTGGTGCAATTTGGAACAAGTCAGGACGCGGCGGAATTACAAACAGAAAGCGCTACAAGACGATGCTTTGCTCAATACAAGTAGCGGAGCATAGGAACGAAAAATTCCCGCAAGGAGAAATAAGATTTTACACCGTGCCAGAGCTTATGGAAATATTTGAAGTGGACAGAATAGATTTACTGAAAGTGGACATAGAAGGCTCAGAAAAAGAACTATTTGACGAAACTTGCGACCAATGGCTGCCAAAAGTAAACGCAGCGGTGGTTGGAATACATGAATGGATGAGACAAGGCGCAGAACAATCCACGCTGCAAGCATTCGAGCGGCACAGGTTTAGAATGGTGAAAGACATCAAGCGATTAGAACGAGTAATCACATGGAAAAGCCCCAAGTAATTTGGGGCTTTGCTCATGCCAAAAGAATTTTAAGAAATACCGAAAACTTACTCAAAATCACTTTACATTTGCCTCGAAAGACCTTATACTATACTTGTACCGGTACACTTACCAGTACGAAGGAGATATGAGATGTTAGTAGTCCCAGTAAGATTGCCAGATGGCAGCAGAATAATGCTGAAAGAAAATCTGTCCAAGATAAACGGAGTGACAGCGACATTCTTAGATTTAGCCGCATTATTGTACGACTTAGCTAAGGGCAGAGCCACGTATGGCGGGCATACGGAAGAAAACGGTGTAGTAGATTTTAGCACGGAGGAATTGTAAGATGTTTATATGCAGAGAGTGTAACGGGGTATTCAGAGAGCCAGACACCAAGTCGCACAGATTTTACGTGCCGTATGGGGAGGGCTATTGTAGCCAAGAAGACCTCGAAGAAATTTGCCCGTACTGCGGCGGAACCGATTTTACGGAAGCACAGAAGTGCGAAATTTGTAGGGAATATGTGGAAGAATTAGACGGAAATGGTCTCTGCCAAGAATGCGCAGAACAAGGAGGGAAGTAATGCCACTCATAAAGCTGACGGAAAAATCACCGATAAAAGACGCTGTTCCAGCGCCTGTCACGGAAGTAAGAAGAACACGCAAACCAAAATACATCGTTGACGACACCAACGAGGCGGTAGCCAGATGTCAGCAAATGTTTAGCAAGTACAACTGGAAATGCGTAACGACGGAACAACAGCTGCTTGACTACATCGGGGAAGACAAGGAATTCGGGTTTGACACAGAAACGACAGGGCTATTCTGGAAGCTTGACAGCTTAGTAGGGCTCAGTCTCGGCAGAGAGGAAGATTGCATTTATATACCCATATCCCACAAGGTGGGGAAGAACTATCAAGGCGACAAAGCCAGATTGGCTGAAATTTTAGAGGGGCTAAAGCTGGACGGATTTAATGCGATATTTGATGGCAGATTTACGAAGAAAGACATAGGAGCAAATCTTACGTTTGTGTGGGACGCAAAGCTTGCGGAACGTGTTTATTACATGAAAGATTGGGGGAATGAGCTCAAAAAGCTTTACGCGGAATACATCGACCCGAATGAGCCAGTTTACAGGTATGGCGACATGTTCAGTATGAGCTACGACATGTATGACGCAGAATTGGTAGGCGGCTACGGAGCAGTGGACGCAATGAAACACCGGAAGCTGGCAAACTACCAGAGAGAGCACGTACCCTATGAAAGCGCACTGAAAGTGCTTTATGAGCTCGAAATCCCTCTACTCCACAAACTCATAGAAGTGACTATGACAGGGATAGCGGTACATGAGGAAAACTGCCTAAAGCTCCAAGAATCGCTTAGAGACGACTTGGTCAGAATAGAAAAGATTTTAAGGGAAGAATACGACGGAGTAAATCCGAATAGCGGAAAACAAGTAGCAGAACTGCTTTACGACAAGATGAAGCTACCGACTATCGAAGGCAGAACAACGCGGGAAGGAGTACTTGCTCAGCTTCGCGGACCGGACGGAAAACGACCGGAAGTGATAGACCTGATTTTAGAGTACAGAGAAGTGAAAAAGGGGCTGGGGACATACGCAGAAAAGATGTTGGCTTGGGCAATAGACGGCAGGCTTTATTACGATTACAACCAAGTCGGCGCAGAAACCGGAAGGATGTCATCCAGTGACCCGAATATGCAGAATATTCCGAAAGACAACCGATACAGAGCCATGTTTAAGGCGACAGATGGCTACACAATGTGCTCGTGGGATTACAGCCAGCAGGAAGTCTATGTTTTAGCTGCTTGGTGCAAAGACCCAGCCCTTTTAGAGGCAATACGCAGACCGGATTTTGACTTTTACCAGCTGCTCGCCTCGAAAGTGTACAATTTGCCTTACGAGGATTGTAGCAAACACGGACCGCATAAGGCGTATCGAAATCAGATGAAATCGGTGTCTCTTGGTCTCAACTACGAAATGTCCACGTACAGCCTTGCCGGAATGATTGGAAAATCCGTCCAAGAAGCCCAGAAAATTTACGACGCTGTTTACAGCAGATTCCCCGGAATAGCGGAACACAGAGCAAGAACGCATGAGCAAGTTTTAAGGGACGGATACGCAGAAACGATGTTTGGTCGACGCAGGTATTTTGCGGAGCTCAAGCTCCCCGACATTGAATGCGACAACGAGGAGGTTCGTAAGGTAGCGGAGTCTGTGAAGTACAACAAGAAAGTGCTCGATAATCTCATACGCGACGCAGCAAGAGAAGGGATTACAGTCAAGTCGAATTTGGAGCAGAAATGGCGTGTCAGACGCCAATTCGTGAATACGAAAGTGCAGGGAACAGCGGCGGATATGACAAAGCTGGCAATGCTGGCTTTAATGGACAGCCCAGACATGCAGCGGCTCGGAATGAGGATGCTTTTACAAGTCCACGACGAGATAATAGTAGAATTTCCAGACGAATATGCAGAGGAAGGGGGCAGAATTGGTGCTTTAATAATGCAAGACGTATGCGAAAAGCTAATAGGAATTAGAGGGAGATGCGAACCCCAGCTGATGAAAATATGGGAGAAAGACTAAAATGACGAAAGTAGAGAAAATTGGGCGGTACATTGTAGGGTGCATAATAGCTTCGGAAGAGTCAGAACAGATTGCGTCAATAGCATTAGTGCAACGCGTCCCGAAAGCTGTAATACGGAGAGAAGTTTACAATGAAAAAGACGCCATGAAGGTCTTTGACGAATTTGTCAAGATAGCCGAAAAATTGGACAAGCTGGACAAAGCGTTACAGGGGGCACAATGAACAAGGAAAACGAGTTTACCAGCACAAGAGATTTGTCAAAGTACCATGAAAACAACGTAGCCAGAATTTTACACGGCAGCAGGCAGCCCAACAGCGGCTCAACTCCATTCTTAAAAGGCGATGTAATAGCAGGAGATTGGATTGTTGAATGTAAAGCTACAATGAAGCCCACGAACAGCATAGCAATTCGTAAAGATGTAATTGACAAGCTCGAGGAAGAAAGAAAGCAAATGCTCAAGCTTTACAAAGCGGTAGCAGTGTCGTTCGACTGCGGCAAGACAAGCTATTTTGTAGTAGACGAAAGGACAATGAAAAGGCTTTTAGAGGCTCTCGAAGCAGACAATGCCAGCGCAAATGAACCGGTCAACACAACCCACAACCCATTTTATGGTTGATATTCTGAGAGAGCTCACGAGATGCACAATCCAGCCAAACACAGCGAGAAGCTAAAAATCGCCGTTACAACTCTCAATACCAACCATATACGGGACACCCGAGAGAACCAAAGCCAGCAAGGAGAATAAAGGAGAAAACATGGACAAACCACTCAATTTAAGCGACATAGAAAACGAAGCTCCGAACAGGTACAAGCACAAGCTATCCGGAACACAGCAGACGTATAAGAGAACCTATGCCAACCCAAAAACCCACAACGGTATAGAATATCGCAGCACCATGGAAAAGGATTTTGCAGTATTCTTAGAAAGCCAAGGCATAGAGTTTTTATACGAGCCTGAGGAAATAATATTGCAGCCCAAGTTCCAGTTTACCGACAAGACCACCATAGTCCCAGCTACTCGTAGAACACCAGCCCACCCAAAAATAGAGAATATACGAGCCATCACCTACAAGCCAGATTTCTACCTACCAGCATACAAACTGTACGTAGAAGTCAAAGGGTTCCAATTTAACACGGAGCTATTTAAGATGAAGCTTAAAATGCTCAAAAGAGCCCACCCAGGCATAGCAATTTACGTAGTGACAAGTCACTCCCAGTTTTGGTGTAAATCCGGCACACCCGACATTTTACGTGCCTTACAGGCAGTTTCACACGAATGTCGTATACTAAATACAGAGGAATAAATAGCGAGATACTAATAGGAGAATACCAATATGAGTAATTTGTATGAATGCGAAAGCTGCGGCAAGATTTTAAGACCGAGCCAGCGAGCGTGGCGACTGCAAGACGGGACGATAGTGTGCCCGAGCTGCAAGCGAGACCTATCGGACTACGACGCCGCAGGAGCCGAACACATAGTTTTAGGAGAAGAGACATGGGACTGAATCTGCAGAATTTTAGGGGAAGCGCATCGCAGCAAACGTATGGAGAATTCGCGGCAGCTTTACACGGGAAAGTAAGCTCCGCCTACGCGCAGTACCTGGCGGGAAATCCACTTCTTTACTGGGGCACATTTGAGACGGAGCCGTCCTTTTATGGCGGCGAGAAGCCGGAAGGTGTTTTAGCAGAATTCGCCGAAGCAGTCCTGATGATTGTGGACTACGCGACGAGCCAAGACATGGACGTGTCAGATTTTAGCAGCAGCCAGCGTCTGCCGCGGCTATTCGGGAATTTTATGGCCGACGTGCACTCGGAAATTGCCTTCTCGAGACTGCCGACGGCGGACAGGCGAGAGCGGCTCAAGAGTTGCGTGCAAATGATTTACCAGTGGTGCAACGCCAACGGAGCCGACCTCGACAACGCGATTTTAATGGTGCACAACTGGAAGGAGACGAAGAAATGAGCAATATTAGCAGACTCGAGTCAGTTTTATGGGAAGTATACGGCAAGGTTATGGCGGAGAAGATAAATACGACAACCCCATTTTTAAGCAGAATAGAAAAAAGCAGCGACCATGTATGGGGAAAAGAAATAAGAGTTGGAGAATTGCCACTCCGTTCGGAGCTGAAAAACCTTTACACGAAGATGCAATTCAGCGACAAGGCGTTACGCTCGGCGCACGGCAACGAGCTGGTTCGCCCGATATCCGACGAAGCAGAAGCTGCAATTAAAGAAGCCAGCTTTAATTTGCAGAGACAGCTTTTAGGCGACAGCTCGGGGCGCATAAGGAGCACCGCAGAACTTTACGAGGGAATGCGAATCGACGTGTTCTCAGAGAAAGCGCAGATTATGAATGGCGCAGTTTTAGAAATTGACAGGAAATCGAACGTAGCGAAGCTATCGAATGGCAGAACGCTCGATTTTAGCAAGCCGGCAAGCTGGGAAGCCTACGCGTCAGGAGCCAAAGGGCGGGAACTCACGGGGCTCGCAAAGATTTTAAGCAACAGCGAAGAGCTATACGAGCGGAAAAGAGCCGACCAACCGGTTTTACGGGCAAAGATTTTTGACAAAGTGCAAGGCGAATTTACAACGGCAGAGCTAAACGGAATTTTAGGGGAGCTCGAATCGGACGGAGCCAGAACGGACATGATTATGGTGTCAACGGACGTAAAATACGCCTACCAGAATTATTTAGCCAGCAACCGGCTGCAGATGGATACAATAGAGCTCACCGACGGCTTTAAGGCGATGTCGTTTTATGGAATTCCGATGGTAGCAGACAGAATTATGCCAAAGGGAACGATATACGCACTCGACACGAGTACCTTTACACTCCAGCAACTCTGCGACTGGCGCTGGCTCGAGAACGAAAACGGCAAGATTTTAAGGGGCAACGACAACGGAACTTATACGGCGGTGCTGGTCAAGTATTGCGATTTAATTTGCACGGAGCCATGCAAGAACGCCAGAATAAGCGGAATAGAAAAGTGGGTGTAAAGCCGTATAATAAGCAGGAGGAACTTTTAGGAAATGACATCGCAAGAAAAGCACGGGTTCACCCTTTACCATGTTTTGTTTTCGGGGCTAAAAGATAAGTTTGGTTCGAGCAATTTTTTGCTCACGTACAACGGCAAGAAAGCACCGGATTTGGAGAAATTAGTCGCAGCCAGATACAGCGGAGAATTTACGGGAAAGCTTTTTATGGACAGCGGAGCTTTTCCGGCTTTTAAGAAGAACACGGATTTGCCCATTGACCCGTACATCGCCTACGTAAACGAGGTTGGGCAACACTTCGACGGAATAGCTCAACTGGACTACATCAGCAGAGAATCAGACGGCACAACGGCACAGCGGCAGGAGAAAAGCATTCGGCTAACTTGGGAAAGATTCCTGTATATGTGGGAAAGAGTAAAACCGGAGTTTAGGCACAAGCTGATTTACATCATGCACGAGGCGGAACATATAGAGCCGCTTCTCGAAAGGGTTTTAACGTGGCGGGACAGCAGAGGTCAAGGGGTTGGGTATTTAGGCTGTGGACTTGCTTCGCCAAACCGGCTCAACAGGGAAAGACACACGGAGACGATTGAAAGAATGTGCAAGAAGCACGGCTACACAGGAAAGTTTCACGCATTCGGGGTGCAGCAGCTTGACATTATTCAGCAGTCGAATTTTATAACGAGCAGCGACAGCAGCTCAGCAGTACGCGACCAAATGACGGGCTCAATCTCAATCGAGGGGAAGCAGGTAAAGATACAGGACGACACGAAAGAGCACCACCGGTCAGAGCTCACGTTTTATCAGCGTCAAGCGATAGAACAGCACCTGAAAGAAAGAGCCGACGAAATGGGAATTGACTACGAGTTAGCAAAGACAAGCGCAGCAGAAAGGTATTTATGGGGCTGCCGAGAGCGGGACAGATATTTCCAAGAGAATTATAGGAAGAAAGTGCCCAAGAAAAAGAAAGGGCTTTTATAAGGAGAACAGAAATGCTGGATTGGGCGTCAAAACACAGACCGACGAGATTATCGGAAATAGTAGGGCAGCAAGTAAATGTAGAAATCTTGCAGCGACTCGTAGACAAGAACGAGCTTTATGGGGCGATGATATTTTACGGCAGGTCAGGCTGCGGAAAGACGACAACCGCCCGCTGCTTAGCGAACGAAATGCAGGCGGAGTACATTGAGGTAAACGCGGCGGACAATAGCAGCGCAGACTCAGCCAGAGAAATCGCGGAAATGGCAAACAGATTTGCGCTGACGGGGAAACACAAGATTATCGTAATCGACGAAGCACACGGGCTGAGCAGGCAGGCTTGGCAAGTTTTACTGAAAGCAATCGAAGAGCCAAACAGCAAAATGCACTGGATTTTTTGCACGACGGAGTGGAGGTCGCTGCCCGACACGATTAAGGGCAGATGCCACATGTTCAAATTTTATTCCATACCCAGAGAGCACCTGATAAATCACGCGAAAGCCATTTTGGAAAAGGAACACATTAACACCCTACCCATGGAGGTGCTTAACGAGATAATCAAAGAGAGCAAGGGACAGCCACGCGACCTACTCAAATCCCTACAAATATCAGCCGAAAACGGTCTTGACACGGTAGAAAAGTATTTTAAGTGGCTGCAGAAACCGAGTATTCGAGGTATGGTGAACTATATTGAAGGCGTGCTCAAGGCAAAACCGGCGTCAGCTTTAACGGCGCTGAAAGCGGTGGAAACAAGTGAACTCGTGGAATGGCGCAGAAGGCTGGAAGACATGATTTACGAAATGCTCGAGGATAAATTTATAGAGCGCGGACTTCAGTCATATTCGCAGCCAGTCAGAGACAAAATGCGGGAGCTAACCAGCACAGTGGAAACAGTAAGATTTGGTGCATTATTGGACAAGCTTTTACTTGTGAACAACGCAGAAGACGCTTACCGTATGCTTTATGTAACGGCAGTACAAGGAGTTTAAGCAAATGCTAATTAAATTGCCCCCGAGGCAGACGGAAAAACCAAAACTCCAAAAATACCTGGAGCCGCTCGTATGGAATGAAAAGTACAAGCAAGGGTATTTACCAGAATGCCAGCTATGGAAATTTACGCCAGAATTTAGCCATCTGCTCGATTTAGAGCTCCAAAACGAAGCCAGAGAAGCCGAAGACTACATTCTGACCCGAGATGTTTTTAAGGCGCTGCACAGCTGCAATATTATGATGTTACTCAGAGCTTTACAAGGCGACAGGAGCAAGCTGTTTTATCAGTTCAGAGACCAGCTTCTAAAGCTGACGGAAGTACAAGACAAGAATGGCAACAGAACAGGGAAATTAGAGTTCAAGCATAAGCCAGATTCAGTGAAGTGTAAGATGATTGAGCTAATACGAAAAAAGGAGGTGTCATTAGTAACCCTTGTCTGTCTGAAATAAAAGTGAGGTCAGTGAACCTACACCACCGACCTGCCGAAAAAGGCAAAACTCAAAATTGGAGGAATTTAGAGATGACAAAGTTGAAAAATTGGCTGAAAAAGGAAGCCAAGGAAACCCGCATTTTATTGAAATGCATTCCCGCACCGGTGTTTACGCTGTTTATGATATCCATTGTAGCAATGAATTTGCTCGCAAATAAGCTAATCGTTAACGAGTCGTGGATAGCATTGGATGCGGGAATTTTATGTTCGTGGATAGCCTTCTTGGCGATGGACATAATGGTCAGAAGATTTGGACCGAAAGCATCGACGAAAATCGCAGTAGTGGGGCTGTTCTTTAACGTGATTGTAGCTGCTGTATTTGCACTCGCGGCTTTAATTCCCGGAGATTGGGCATTGAATGACTATGCGACAGCAACGAGTTGGTGGGTAATTGGAGCCAGCACAGCGGCATTTTTAGTATCGGCGATAGCGAATAATTTGATGTATTGGATTATACGCAGAGCATTCAAGAAAAATCCGGAAGGGGTCGGAGCACACATAATGAGCTCGTGGGTAAGTACGGCATTGGGGCAGTTTATAGACAACCTGACGTTTGCTCTAATATTCACACTCCCATTTAACGCGTCGATAGGGGTATCGATTACAGTTGGCGGATTATTTGGATTTGCCGCAGCAGGAGCGGTAGTGGAGCTAATATGCGAAGTGATATTTACGCCAGTCGGATGGAGAATATCAGAAAGGTGGCGTAGGCAAGGAATAGGAATTGAGTATTTAATTGCCACGCAGCAAATAAAAGGAGAAGTAACATGGGAAGGAAACAGCTAATGATGCAGCCCCAAGGCAGGGTTTACACATGGGCGCAAGTGGAGCAAATGTGCTACAAGATTTTAGACGACATGAAAAGGGATGGCAAGTATGACACGTGCACAGGCGTTTACGGGTTGCCCAGAGGCGGGCTTATCCCGGCGGCGATAATATCGTACAAAACTGGGTGGCCGATGCTCATGGCACCGCAGCGCAACTGCCTGATAATAGACGACGACTGCTGGTCGGGTCAGACTTTACAGCATTGGACACAGCAGGACGAGCAGCAGTGGAAATACACGATTGCCTGTTTAGCAGACCGATATTCGGCAGTAAACGACGGCAAGCCGGCAATCGTAGACTACGCAGGAGAAACATTCGACGAACCGATTGACGTGGTATATCCGTGGAACTCCAATATTCCGATTGAAGAGGAGCCCTGGCTTTATTGGAATGTGCCAGTAGAACCCGACGAACCCCAACTCCCAATTATCGCGGTCGATTTTGACGGGACACTTGCAGTAGAAAAATACGGCAAGGAAGATGAGTGGGAATGGACGGACGAAGACCTGATTAAGGCGATAATCGAAACGGAAAGGGAAGGCAAAGCAAATGTCGTTTTATGGACGTGCAGAATTGGCAGGGATTTAGGGAGAGCCATAAAGCACCTTGAACGGCACGGATGGAGCCCGAAATACGTGAACGAAAACGTAGACAAGACATTGCCGGATTGCCGGAAGATTTGGGCGGACCTGTTTATCGACAATTTAGGCATGCTGCCCAGTGAATTCGCGGTTCAGTTGGTCAAAAATCCTCAACTAATCAAAAAACAATGCTGAAACACAGAGAGAACCTGAGAAACAAGGCGAGCCACCAGTGCTCGTCTTTTTCTATACCTAATCCACAACACAGTGCCAAGCAGAGCCAACCAAAGCCAGCAAGTCAAAAGAATTTCCAAAAAGTCACTTGAAACACTTTACAAAGTGCCTGAGATATTATATAATTATACTATGGAAAGGCATATCAAAGCCGATGCGAAAAGCAGGCGAAGGAGGAATTTATGCAGACCATTATTTTTGGCGAAAGTAAGAAAGACGAGATGATGAGGAGTGTAGAACGAATTGTCAGAGCAAAAGCGAGAGACAGGAATTTATTCGCTTGGCAAGAGTACATTGAGGACGTTTTAAGCGGAGTAGCCCTTTACATGTGGGAGACAAACTTCTCGAAGTCGATTGGAATTTACGCCAACTACGCAGCACAGGGATTACTTGACCACAATGCTTGGGCAAACGCACAAAAGCGCAGAGGTAATTTCGACAGAGCTATGAAAATAAGCTTTGAGGAGATACCGGTAGACGTAGGCGGAGAGGACAAGGAATTTAAGGAAGCGGATTTAATGTTGAGCATCGAGTCAGAATTTGGGGAAAAGGTGGCAGAAGCAGTAAAGCCCATTTTAGGCGAAATGCAAGTAACGAAAAAGATACTGAATGAGCTAGGCAAGCTTGTAGATTTAGACAGATTTAGGAGGATGCTGAAAGGATATGCGACTTAATGAAGAATTGCGCGGAATAATAGAAAAGAGAGAAAAAGAAGGCTATGTATGGCTACGACGTCTGTCAGATTTAGCCCTTTATCGCCTCAGATGGCGAACACGCCACGGCGATTGGGAAGGAACGCTAAACGAGAGAGGGCTGAGATTTGTAACAGCAGAGTTAGCCAAAGATTTAGAGGAAGGTGTACGCTATTACAGTGTGAAGCCATACGAGCATAAGCGAGGTCCGATAAAGAGATGAGTTGGGGAAATCCGGAGATAGAAGTAGGTTGGGGCTTAACAGAGAAGGACATGGAGAATATATGCTCGAAGGTAGCAGTAAAATCCAAACTACCAGACTTCGAGGAAGCCTTCGCAATCGCACTTTTAGGATTTGCCAAGGGACTGAGAGCATATGACCCAGCTCGTGGAGTAAAAGCCTCGACTTTGTGCTATAAGTATGCAGTACAAGAATGCCAGACGGAAAGAGCAAAAATGATGGCAAAATGCAGAGGCTGGGGCTTTATAACGGTGTCGATAGACAAATTGAAAGAGCACGGATACGAAATCGCGGATAACGGAAAAATAGTAGGGAGAGAATGGAATGAATGAAATTGTAAGAAAGAATGGCAGGACGAATTTCGGCAGAGAAGAGACAAAGAGACGACATTGGGCACTTGCCAGACTGCTATGCAACACCACGAAGTCGATTGTAGAGGCGTACAAAGAAATTTACAGCGACACATTTGAGCCAGGGTTGACGGAGTACAAGATATCGAATAGAGCGTACCAAGTAGCCGCAAGCCAAGGCGTAAAATCAGCCATACGAGAAATACAGGAAATGCAGGCGGTGGAAGAAGCTCGTCTTTTAGTATGGGACAAGCGAAAAGCAACGAAATTCCTGTTAGAACGATGCAACGAAATTGACGCAAACATGATGGTAATAAGACAGCTGCGGGACAAAATGCTCCAAGAGCCACATGCCACGGCAGCTCAGATTGACATGATGTGGAAAATAACCAACTCAATGAACGACACGTCGCGAACAATCCGAGAGATTATTAAGGATATGAATGAAATGTACGGGCTGACAGACCCGAAAGCAAACATGCAGCAGGCGGTGCAGATAATCATAGGCGGGAGAAATCCCAGTATGCCGGACGACACGGCTGATGACTAAGAGGGAATATGAACACAGTAGTTTTAGATGATTTAGCCCTTTATGGGAAAGAGTACAGGCGGTACGTCGACTGCAAAAAGCGCTACAGAATAGTGAAAGGCTCAATCGCCAGCAAAAAGTCGATGAATACAGCCCGAAATATGATTGAAAGATTGCTTACGTACCCCAACGCGAATTTGATTTGTTTTAGAAAATATGAAGCTCTGCTAAGGTCGTCGTGCAGGGCTGAATTAGTGAAAGCAATCTATGCAATGGGGGTGCAAGACCTGTTTAAGATACCGAGAGGCGATATGACAATCACGGTGAAAAACACGGGGCAAGTAATCCTGTTTAGAGGCTGCATGGATACGATGAATTTGTCTTCAATAACCGTAGAGCGGGGCTATTTATGCTGGGCATGGATAGAGGAAATGTACGAGATATCGGAAGAAGACTTTAACCGAATTGACGACCGGCTCAGAGGTCAGCTACCGCCGGAGCTGTTTTACCAGATAACGGGAACGTTCAACCCGTGGCATGAAATGAGCTGGACAAAGAAAAGATTTTTTGAACTTGGCGAAGGGGACACAGAAGACGGCGAAATACCATACAAGCCCGGCAGACAGCTCAGCACCAGCCTGTTGCTTGCAATTACCCGCAACTACTATCACAACGAGTTTTTAGACCAGCAGTTTTTAGAGCGTATGGAACGCATGCGCATACAGGAGCCAAACCGATACAGAATAGCCGGAGAAGGGGAATGGGGAACGTCAGGCGATACGATTTACGCAGATTGGCGCATAGAGGAATTTGATTTTAGAAGCTTATTTTACGAGAGAGATTATCACACGAATAAGCCGCTGTGGAACATACGCCACGGGCTGGACTTTGGCTGGAGCGACCAGACAGCAGGTGTAATGCTTTTAGAAGGCGAATTGAACGGAAAAAGGACGATTTACATTTGCGAAGAATATTTTGAAGTAAGGCAAAGCAGAGATGATATAGCCAATAGGCTGAAAGAAATGGGGTGGGACCAGTACAGAATTCACGCCGACAGTGAAAACCCAGAATTGATAGACGCCCTCAAAAAAGCCGGATTGCCCAGAATATTCGGAGTAAGAAAAGCACCCGGCTCAGTTTACAGCGGAATAGCAAAGCTTAGAGATTATCAGATTATAATCCACCCGACATGCACGCAATTTGCAATATCAATAGCGCACTATGCATGGAAAACGGGGTTAGATGGAAAACCAACTATGACCCCTCTGCATGATTTCAGCCATTTAATGGATGCAATGCGCTATGCTTTTATAGATGAGGAAGTAGGAATAGCAGCAACAGCACACTACGCCCCGCCGGGAATAACCGGAGTAGCCACAACGAATAGAGCCCTTTACGAGCAAAGATTAAACTACGCCCGGCGGAAAAAGCGGTAAAAACAGTAATATAATGTATTATGCTCACCACATCTTAAAAGCACTATGAAACATAAAGCCAGCACCCGAGATTCATACATAGCCGCTACAAAAGCAACAGCATCAACCAACTACCCAACTTCGGGGGCAGACCCAGCAGAGCTAAGCGAGGAGAACTCGAAATGAGTCTGAAAGGATTAGAAATCGCGGAGAAAACAGCAGATGAACTGTCGAAAGTACTGAGAAAAGACCTGAGTCAACTGACAGAAGCAACAGCAGACCAGATAGTCAAGCTGAGATATCTGCTGAACGAAAACGAGAATGCTTTCCGCAGACCGGCAGACCCAGCGGTGCTTAGCAGAATTCGCAAGTTGCTGACAGAGACTGACAAGCAGTACCTCGAGCTTCTGCAGAATCCGACAGCGAATAGCAGACTGTTCACCGACCGGTACGCCAGACAGCTGTCCCAAGCCCTGTCGCAGAAACAAGCCCTGCTGCTCGAATCGGAATTGAAGTTTCAGCAGTTTAAGATTCGACAGATGAAAACGCAACTCGACCGGCAGACAGAAATCCTGAACGAGTCAAGGCTGCGTCAAGCCCACGCAGATGCTTTGCGGGCAGGCGGATTAGTACCGGAGCAGTACGACAGGCTGACAGCACAAGACGTGGTAACGATGCACACCAAGAAAGCCGGCAGCAAGACGCTTGGCGAATACATGGAGAATCTTTACAATGAGTACGGGCTCGTTTACAGGCAGAGCTACATCGACGCCATGGCGGGGCAAAAATCGGAGAAAGAAATAATCAGACGGATGCGGCAGCAATCCGACATAACGGCAGGAAAAGCAGCTTTAATAGTGAGAACAGAAGCCAATGCGATTTTTAACGACCAGATAGCGCGGCAGATAATGGAAAACCCGCTGATAGCAGGATACCGTTTTAGAGCCACGCTGGACAGGCGCACGTCGGACATATGCCAGAAAATAGACGGCAAGTATTTTGACAAGAAGGAGCTGAAACCTGGCGTCAACTTCCCGCCACTGCACCCGAATTGCCGGAGCACAGTGGAAACCGTAATGGTGTACGATTTAGACGCACAAAAAGAGCGGATAGCCAGAGGCAAAAACGACGAATGGCTCACGGTGCCCGGCGGAACGAATTACGAAGATTTTAAGCGGATATTAAATAATGATACGCGTACGCGAGGAACTGCCCAAGAAACGGGGCAAAACCCGGCAGCCCAGACGCAGATAGACCACGATTTAGCACAGAGAATAGAAAAGCAAGAAACGGTTTTAGAAGCAGAATTTATAGAAAAAAGCGCACAGCAAGTAATAGAAGAAGTGGCAAAATCAGACAGAGAAAAAATAGCCGAAATGAGAAAGCACGCGGATTTGACCAAAGTCCCGGTACCGAATTCTGAAAGAGATGCTACGAAGGGGCTCTCAAAAAAGCACCAGAAAGCACTAAGAGCGTACACAGGTGATGCATACGTAGCTGTCAACAATTTTTTCCGCGGGGGAGATTTCGATGAATGGGATTTGATGCCACTGCAACATGAAGGGTATAATTCTGTACAGGATTTTGACAACGTTTTACAGCAAGCATTCGATGAAGTATCGCTCAAAACGGAGCTACAAGTATCAAGAGCTACGTCGCTAAGCGGCGCCCTCAGATTTTTAGGCATTACGCCGGAAGACGAAGTAGAAATAAGCGAAATTTTAGACAGAGCAAACTCGCTTATAGAAGAGCGCACACCGGTCCGAGACAAAGGCTATATGAGTACGACACTGAATCCGATGCCAGACACAGAATTTGCAGAAGATGCAGAAGAATTCGCACAAATATTCATATCTTTGCCGGAGGGGGCAAAAGCGATTTATGCAGAACCAATAACAGAAAGCCGCGGAGAGGAGGAGGTAATACTGAATAGAGGCAGCGCATTTCGTATAATAGGTGTGGAGGATATAGCGACAAAAGTGAAATTATCCGATGGCACAAGAGAGGAAAGAAACGTGGTAAGAATATTTGTAGAATATATTTTGGAGGGACAAGATGGACAGGAGTGAGTTTTTAACGGAGGTAGCACAGAAGGAAAAGCAACAGTGCCAGACATGCAGATTTAATGTAGATGCTTCAATGTGCATAACGTATCCGCGCAACAAGCCGGTCAAAGTGATATTTGCAGAAATTGAATGCAAGTTTTACGAACCAAAGGAGACGAATAATGCCGAATAACGACGAATTTGTCAGAACCGCCCTCGCCAGCTTGGAAAAAGATGCTGAAATGGCAATCCAAGCAGCCGGGGTAAGAATGCTCGAAACAGCCAGAGAAAGGGTACCACGCAAAGGGCAGCATTACGCCACCGGAGAATTGGCGGACAGTTTAAGGCTCGACGTATCGCAGCCCGGCAAGGCGATAGTCTTCGCGGGCGTACCGCATGCCATTTACAACGAATTTGGTACCGGACCCAAAGGGGCAGCAACCGGAGATTACAGCGTGCCCGGAGTTAGCACCAGCTTCAACCCACAATACCACAGAGGGGTAGTCAAGAGATACATCAAGCGAACCGGTCAGATAACGGAGGTGAAAACGGAGGGTATGGACGCCCACCCGTATTTACGACCTGCATTAGAGGCAGGAATGGCGGAATTTAAGAAGGCAATGAAAGCCCTGAACAGCGGGCACTAAAATGATGTAGGAGCGGAATAATGGATATTAGCAGACTCACGCCGATTGCTTTATGCATTTGGGCAACGAACAAGTACGAAGAATACGAAAAAAGCACGGCAGCAAAATGGGCGGACGAAGCAGAAGCCCTTTTAAGCCAGGTGCCGGAAGACGAGGACACACCGGACAGTACGGAACGGTGGCAGGCGGCAGTGGGGGAAAGGCTCAACTACCTTTTATCGCGTCCGCCGGTAATACAGTCAACGCTCACCAACGCCGAAGCGGAACCAGTGGACACGGAAGGTCAAGAAGAACTGACGGCACTTTTACCAGCAGTAAGAGAATACGCGGCAAAATGGATTTGCAGAGGGCACGCAATATGGCTAATGCAAGGCGATGGAACGCCGCAGTCAGTCATACCGCAGCCCACGCTGATGAATGCCATGATTACGCTTTACGCGGACGATAAGAAGCAGCAGCCCATATGCAGAATTCGGAAGTACACGGAAGTAGAAATAGACGCCCTCACCGGGGAAGAAACGGAATATCCGACGTATGAGATTTACCGCGGGAATTGGAAGTATACGTACGACAAGGCACGCCCGGAGAAAAACACGGAAGAACAGCTTGCAAGCGAACCCATTTTTATAGAGATAGGCGCAACAGGGGATAAGAGCATTTGGGCAAAGGTAAGAGCAATCGCGAAAGCTTTAGATAAAGTGTTTATCCATCAAGACAGAGCAGTAATGTCGAACACGCGACCGCTTACGGAAATTCGCGGATACAGAGGAACAGACCCGTATGAAGCAGCCCAAGAAATAGAGGACGCCTCTGTGATTTTAACGGACGGCACGAGCTCAGCTTTGAACGTGCATCAGCGACCCATGGACAGCAACAGCATAGACATGTGGAGAAAAGCACTGCTCAGAATGTTTTACGAAGGAACGGGCACGGTTGGAAAGGAAGACGAATTGCAATACGCAGTAAGCGGAAAGGCTTTAGACAGACTATTCGTAACGGCGGAAGCAGCAGCGGTAGCCCTTGGAGACCTACTTGAGCCGGCAATCAAGAAAGCTTTAAGAGCACAAGGCGTAGTAATAGAAGCCGGCTTGGTATGGAACACGGACAGACCAGTAGACGACCAGGCGATTATAAACGGGCTTTTACAGTCGCAAGAATGGCTGTCCCGCAGAACGATTTTAGAGCAGCATCCGTGGGTAGAAGACGTGGACAAGGAATTGGAAAGGAAGGCGGAAGAACAAGCCAGCGGAATTGGCAGTTTATTTTTAGACTCGACAGAAGGGTTCTCACTATAATGAAGTAAAGGAGGTCACGAACATGGACGACGACAAGAAACTGGACAGCGAATTGCTGTACACCGAGGTAGACACGATAGAGGAGAAGCTTTTAACAAGGCTTGCCGAAGACGGGCTGGAGGAATCAGCAACCGCGGCCGAAGTGATTACCTACGCCGTAGAGGAGCTAACCAAGGCGGCAGATGCACTGGATGCAGGCGACGAGGAAGCCAGCAAAACGGCACTCGACGACGCAATCAGCACTTTAGAGGCAGACGCAGCCGAATACGAGACTTTAACCGACAAAGCCTACACGGCAGGCAACGACGACGAAGCCTCTGAATACGAAGCTGCAACGGCGGTCGCAGAAGAAGCCCAGCGTATTTTATCGCAGCTAAGAGCTGAAATGGAAGCAGCCGCGGCGGAGGCAAAAACGGAATCGGCAGAAGGAGTATAAGCGGTGGGAGCAGCAGAAATAATAGCCGTAATCTCGTCCTTGCTCGCAATTGCGGTAGCTGTAACGTCACTGCTGTCTTTTATGCGGAATAGGCGAAAAGACGACCAGAAAGAAGGCGAAAGGACAGGGGTTTTATCGAGCAAGCTGAAGGCTTTAGCTGAAGGCGTACGAAAGATTGAAGCAAAGGTAGACAGCATAGACAAGAGACAATATCAGATAGTGCAGGACATCGCTCGCATAGACGCCAGCAACAGGTCGCTGCACAAGAGGTTGGACAAAGGAGAGGATAAATGATGGATTGGCAAGGGATAGTTTTAACGGTAGTTGGAACGGTCGTAACGGCTTTAATGGCGTGGCTAACGACGTGGCTAACAGGGCTGATTAAGGCGAAAACCAAGGACACGAAGCTGCAAGGCTACCTGACGTCAGCATTGCAGGCAGTAAATTCAGTAGTAGCAGCTGTACAGCAGACAGTGGTGGACGGCATAAAGGGAACAGATAAATGGACGCCGGAAGCACAGAAGCAGATTTTACAAGATGCCATAGAAAAAGCAAAAGCACAGATAAGCGCAGAAGCACAAGGTCAACTGGCTTCCACGTTTGGCGATTTTGACGAATGGCTGGTGACGCAAATAGAAGCGGCAATCAAGAATTTGAAAGGTGGAAAATGAGAACGATAAGAAGAATTTTATTTTGGGTACTGTCATGCACATGGGGAATAGTAATGACGCTTGTAGGAGCATTCGTAGCTCTCGCGTTACTGATTACGGGGCACAAGCCGCACAAGTTTGGCTGCACGATTTATTTCGAAGTAAAAAAGGCAAGCGGAGCATTTAGCTGCGGACCATTTACTGTAACTCCACCCTATCAGAGTAGAGGGCTACTGTCACACGAAGCGGGGCATGCAATACAGAATATTATGTACGGACCGCTGATGCCCTTTATAGTAAGCCTGCCGTCGGTAATTCGGTTTTACCACAGAGCCAGAATACAGAAGAAAAACCCGCAAGCACAGCTGTCAGATTACGATTCGATATGGTTTGAAGCACAAGCCACGAAGCTCGGAATTCGGCATTTTATGTGACGCACTATAATGTATTGTAGAAAATCCTACGTCGCGGACACAACCGCGGTAAAAAGTGGACAAGGAGATACGCAGTATGAAAAAGCCTATGAACATTCAGTTGTTCGCTGACCCAGCCCCCGCACCGCAGCCTCAACCCGCTCCGGCGCCTACCTTTAATCCAGCCCCGGCTCCAGAGCCCAAGCCTCAACCCGCTCCGGCGCACAGAGAAGGATTTATTCCGCGTCACCGATTCGACAGAGTAAAAGAGGAAAGGGACAAGCTAAGAAAAGAGATTTTAGCTGTCAAACAATCCGGCGGCGACGGAAAATGGAAGGAAAAGTACGAAGCTCTTTTAGCGGAAAATGCGGCAAAAGCAGCGGAGGCAGAGGAAGCAAAAAGGCACGACAAAATAGTAAAGTGCTTAGAAGATGCTTACGACCCGGATTTGGTTTATGGAATGCTCAAGCAAGACAAAATCACGGTCGAAGGCGAGGAAGTAAAAGGCATAGCTGAACAGGTCAAGGAACTGAAGAAAGCAAAGCCGTTCCTATTTAAGCCAGTGGAGCAAATAGCAAAGCCGGCACCCGGAGCAAAGAAAATTGAGACAAGCTTCGGCAAAGAGCTGGCAAAGCAAATAGCCCCGAAACCAGTACAGAAAAGCTCATATTTTTAAGAGGAGGAACGTGAACAATGGCGAAAATGAATTCGTATCGCGGACTGAACGTAGTATTCGCGAATGAAGACGACGGTATATTCAGCGCGATACCGGTGACTCTTGACTCCGAAGTATATGACCTCGAAACCGAGGTTGTAGGAACCCGCACCTTTGTAAAGGCGGGGTCGGTAGTCAAGGATAAGGGCACCAAGGTCGTAAGAGGAATTTTACCCGAAGAGTACGAAATAACCAACGGACCGGCAGCAGGCAGAGTAGCTTTAGAAGGTTATGCCTATGCGTCCAGACTAACCCCCGCGGCACTAACAGCGGCTTCTGCATTGCCCAAGATAGTCGTAATGCCTTACAAGGCGACGATAGTTCAGCCCGGCACGCTGTCAACCGACGGCAAGACCTGGACGATATCGCTCGAAGGCAACAAGTTTGCCACCACGGCAGCGGCGGGCGGCTTTACCGTGTCTGAAAATACGGTCACCGCGGTAGCAGTATCGGACGACCAGAACAGCATAGCGCTTACGCTCGGCGAGGCAATAGTAGATGGCACACCCGCAACCAGCATCACTGCAATCGATGCCAGCGCACTTGCCGGACCCGCCGGAACGACAGTAAAAGGACTGCCCCTCAGCGCAGCTGACGCGGTCATAGGAGGTTAATCATGGCAGATATATTTGATTTGGTAGACGCTCAGGTACAAGGCGATTTTATCGCAGAGCTTCAGCTGGCTGAACAGCCTTTGATTGGCGCCGAACTGTGGCCTTCAAGGAAGACGATGAGCTTGGATTTGAAGTTTATCGCCGGCATGAAAGGCATCCCCATTTCGCTGAAGCCCAGCACGCTTGGCTCAAGGGCTTTCCAGAGGGATAGGATTGGCGCTGTAACGGTGCAGAAGGAAATCCCGTTCTTTAGAGAGCAGGCACAGGTGGACGAGGTACTTCGCAGAAAACTCGTCAGAGCAGAAGCAGACGCCACAGACCCCTACACGAGGGAAGTGCTGGCGGAAATCTTTAACGACACGAAGCGTCTCGTAGACGGCGCAAACGTGGTTCCGGAAAGGATGAGAATGGGGCTTCTGTTCGATGGTCGTTTTTACATCGCAGGTCCGGACAAAGACGGCAAGCAGCCGATTTACGACTACGATTACGACCCCGAGAACGAGTGGAGAACGAACAACGTCACGAATCTCGTCGACACGGCGGCTTGGTCTGACCACGAGAACAGCGACCCGATTGGCGATTTGCAGGCGGCAATCGACAGAGCGGAAGATTACGGCGTAACGCTCACCAGAGCGATTTGCAACGGCACGGTGTTGAAGGACATCATGGCGAACAAGAATTTTAAGAACGCGTTTCGCAATCCCGACCAGTCGCTTAGAGCTTTTAGCAGGGCGGAAGCAATCAACATGATTTCGACGATGCTGAATATCACGCTCGCGATTTATACGAAAAAGTATAAGGACGACAACGAGATAGAACGCTCGTTTGTGCCGGACAGAGCAATCGCGCTGTTCCCCGCCGGCAAGCTTGGAGACACCGTTTATGCGACCACGCCTGAAGAACTTGACCTTGTGTCCGGATTCGGCAATGCATCGGTCAGCGTAGTCAACACCGGAGTCACCATAACGACGGCGAAAGAATACGGTCCGCCCGTGAATATGAAAACCGTTGTTTCCGAGTTCGTACTTCCGAGCTTCGAGAACATGGCAAGCGTGTTTGTTATCAAGTATTAAGAGCGGGGGTAATTGGCTATGAGCTTAGCGGAACAGATTGAACTGGTGCAGCTAATAACGGGCAACCAGCAAGTGAACCAAAAGCTTGTAGCCTTTTATTTGACTGCGGCGGAGAATTTTATCCTCACGTATTGCGGAATTTGCACACTGCCGCCGGCTTTACAGCAGGTGCAGGTGCAAATAGCCGCCAAAATGCTGATGGAGCAAACCACGATTGACAGCAGCGGAATGCAGCAAGGCTCGGTTGGCTCAGAAACAGGCGCAATAGCCGGATTAGGCGACGGAAACCAATCAGTAAGCTATGTGCAGAATAAAGGAATGGCGGCGTCATTCTCTTACGACGAGCAAAGCATTATAGACGCATTCGGAAGCATACTGAATCGGTACCGCAGATTTACGACGGACGGCAAGAACAAGAGTTTAGGCACACGCAGACCCGGTGGATTTAACGAGCTTGACCATTACACAACCCCGAACGTCACGAGACGCAGAGAAAAGTGTTAATGAGCAGCTCAACGCTACGCTAAAAGTGCACCCGCCTACACTCTTAATCAAACGACTAAGCGCAACACGAGAGAATCAAAGCGATAACCGCAGCGACACGCGAAATATGGTAACAACCCACACCAACAAGGAGGCGACAATGACAAGCGAACAGATACAAGAAAGAATTGCAGAGCTCGACCAGCAGATTACGGAAAAACGCCAAGAGCTGGCGGAGCTTTTAGGAATTGAAGAATCGGAAATGGACATAGCGGAACTTGATTTGTCACAGTACGACGAGGAAATGGCAGCCCAAGCAGAAGCATTGATAACCGAGATAAATTCCCTTTTAATGAAGATTGAAGCTTTACAAGAGCAGTTGAGCAATGCGACTGCCACTGAGAACTTTACCGGAGGTGAATTCTAATGTCGATGATTGATATTGGAGTAAAAATTGAGTTGGCGACAACCGCTCAAAGTCCGAATACAGCCTTTGCAAAGCCGACCAGCTGGAAGGTGCTCAGAGAATGCACCAGCATTCCCGCCCTACTCCAGCCCCCCAGCAGAATCTCGACTGATTATGTCGGAGACGGCACTATCGGCGAGCTTTTAGGCAAGAAAGCGGCAACAGGGCTCGACTTCCAGTTCGGATATGACGGAAGCTCCAACGGCACCACCTACGGGACGTTGCTTAAAAACGACCTCGCAGGGACAATGCACTACATGCGTATTACGCTTCCCGACGGGCTCAAGATGATAATGCTTGTAAAGCTCAAAGTGACGATAAACAGCATTACGCCCAGTGCGGAGCTCACGTACACGTTAAGCGTAATAGCACTCGACCCGAAGAAACAGAACATGACGGGAGTACCGGCTGCATTGCAGGACAATTTAGTCACGATAGTGGTAGCAGGAGACTCCGACCCGTTTGCATAAGGAGATTTTATGGAGCTGAAATTGACGACTGTCAGAGCAATGAAATTCGAGGAAAGAACAGGCAGAGATATTTTAGACACGCTGAATAGCCTATCGACGGCAGCCCAAGAAGGCAGAACGCCTACGCTTAGGCAGCTTTTAGACATATTCTCGGCGATGGGAGACAATTACGATGCCGAAACATTCGATGCTTGGGACGTGCCCCTCGTGGACAAGATTTATGCAATAGCAGACGCGGTTCAAGTTTACATGCAAGGAAAAAACGGGAAAGCCATCTCGCCAAGCTCGTCGCAAGGTGCTACGCGTATGGGCTCAAGCCACAAGAGGTAAAAGAGCTCACAGCCGGTGAGATGGCAGATTTTGTAAAAGCACGGCAAGAGTACGAGGAACAGCAGATTAAGATTTTAGCCCGGACGACGTATAATGCAGGGGTGGTGGCGGCAAGTGGATTTGGAGGAAAGCTGCTACAGTTTGACAGGATGTACAATTTTAAGAGCGTGGCAAAACCACAAACTCCGCAACAAATAGCAGCTGGATTGCTTTTATGGGCTGAAAGAGCAAATGCGGAACATCGGAAGGAGAAAATAAGAATGGAGGGTGACGCAAATGCCAAATGAGCAGATAGCGGGCGTCCAAGTTGAACTCGAACTCAGCACCGCGAAAGCAAAAGAAGCCCTGCAAGCATTTGCAAAAAAGGCGTCAGGCGAACCAGTCGAGATAGACGCAAAACCGTCGGAAAAAAGCCTTAGCAAATTTGCGGAGGCTTTTTCTGGTAAAGGCACGGCACAGGCTGCAGGAGGAATTTCGCAAGCTTTAGGTTCGCTAAATGGCGGAATTCAAGGGGCAATCGGCGGAATAACACAGCTTACGTCGAAAATGGGCGCATGGGGAGCAGTAATTGCAGCAGTAATAGCGGTTTTGACAATACTGTTCAAAGACACCGACACGATGGCAGCAATGACACGGTCGTTTAACAGCATATTGGCGAATCTTAAGCACGAGCTTGCCCCAGTAATTGCGATATTAGGCGATATTTTAATACCTGCGTTTGACCTACTGGCGAGACTAATGAAACCGGTAGGACAGATAATAACGGCAGCATTAGCACCCGCTTTAGAAGGAATAATGCTGCTGGTGGACATCATAATGCAGCTCTTAGAGCCGTTCTTAGTAATGCTCGAAGGCTTTACGAAAATTTTAGCCCCGCTGGCAAATTTGCTGCGAATATTCCTACTACCATTATTCATGTTGCAAGGCGCATTGGAGAAAATGAAACCAATACTCGAGCAACTCGCAAGTGCATTTGACGCAATAGGAAAGGCGGTAGAGGATTTAGTAAATTGGATTTTGAGCTTGTTCGGAATACCGCCGCTCGAAACGTCAACGTCAGGCGAAGTCAACAAGGGTACAAACTCCAGATTTGATGCTTGGGATACCACGAATGCAACGCAAGTCGTAGCTGACAATACAGGAGAAATCGCGGAAACCAGCAGCAAGATTTTAAGCGCAATAGAAAATGTCTCGAATGCAATCAAAGGCGCAGTACTCACGATAAAGCAGATATTTGACCCGCTGTTTAATTGGATTGAAGACTTTTTTGCAGATTTTAAGGCGGCGTTTCAGGAGCTATTTGCACCGATTAAAGAAGCTACGAGAAACGGGTTAGAAAATATTTTTAGCTCGCTGACGAACAAAGAAATTGGGGTTGCCAACGACCTATTTAACGAAGAAGGCAGATGGGGAGACGGGTACCAATTCGGCGACGTAATTGGAACGCTGCAAGACCTTGGCTCGCTGTTTATCGGAAAAGGGTGGCTATGGGGCAAGAAAAAGCCAAAGCAGATTTATTTCGAGTCAGGCGGAACGATTGGGGCTCAAGTATGGGCGATGTCGGAAAGCGGAAATCCGGAGTTTCTGTTTAACAGCGGTGGCTATGACAGCGTGATAAATGCGAATGCTTTAGAAAACGCAATGTACAGCGCACTCGTAAGAGCAGGCGCAGGAAACAGCCCGCAAAAGATTGAAGTAACGGCAAGACAAGGCTCAGTAAGAACATTTGTACAGACAATTTTACCTGAGTTGATATTCCAGCTGAAAGGGAGGGTATAATGGACAGAGTACAAGTGACAGTGGCAGGAATCTCACTCCCCGGCGTAGAGCAATTTGATGTGGGAATTGCCAGAACGTACACTGACGAAATAAAGCGGACAGTAAAAGGCGCTGTTATAAGATTTCCGCTTAGCTACAAAACAATCGGGATAAGCATAGCAACGATAATGGAAGTAAGAGCGGCAACACAGCTCCAGTGGACGCTTTTACAGACAGATACAGTGTCGTTCTCAGCGCAAAACAGCAAGTATAACGTAACGGGAACAGTAAGTGCAACCGAGCCGCCCACCATTGAACGCCTGAGGGACGCCGATGACGATTTAGTAAGAATAACGATGCAATTCGTGTCAGTAGGTATACCGATGGTCAGCGTAAGCACGGCAAGCGGGGGCAAAATCGTAATAACCATGCCGGCGAGTTAGGAGGCACAATGGAACAGCTGCAATTTTATGTGCAAGTATACGAAAACGATACGGAGGCGGGAAATTCTATAGAGATTACTGACTATGTCACGCGATTTGAAATGAGCCGAGTAGGGATAGCAGAATCCGATTTACCCGGAAACGAGCCTTGGACAGCCAGACTCGAAGCTTACGGGATAGCTGACTACACCAGAACGGCATGTTTCTTTTGGGCGCAGACACCGGCGGGAATAAAATACTATTTCTTTATTCGGACGTGGATTTACGACCCGAACAACGGCGTAACAGCAGCCGATTTACAGTACGCCGTAGGACTCGAAACAGCACAGTTTACCGACGTGCTCCAAAAAGCCAGACCGCTCGGCGGCAGGCTAATGGAAACGAAAATAGCCCCGTCCTACGTGCAATTTAGAGGACCAGACAGAGAAGACGTAATAAGCAGCCAAAGAGGGCAAGCTTGGGGTTCGGGCTATAATCCGAGAGTAAATCAAGGCTATATAGCCGAAACGTATGGAGACGCCCAAGAATTAGTAAAAGCCGACACACTGGACAGAGCAGAATTTACAATCGACAACGACGAGATTTATTCAAGAACGATTTCAGACGAAGACCCGCATACCGACGTGGTTTTAATGACTCAGCAGAAAATTGATGCTACGCCGGATTACGCCTATCTCACTCCAACCGCCACAGCGACAGCCCCGATATCGACGGAACGAGTAATGGAGGAAATAGGAACAGGAGAAGCTTGCGTAGTAGCCCAAACGCCAGACGGAACATGGCTTGCACAGTGGTCAGACGGATTTATCGACAAAGCGGGTTCGAGTGGAGGTTCCGTAGTCGGAGGCTATTTTGGCGACGCCATTGGAATATGGCGCCGAATGTATCTGAAAATGACGAACAGATACAGCTATTTGCAGCTCGTAAGACGCGACACAGGTGAAATAGTAGCCACAGCGACAGCCCCGTTTACGTACTCGAAGTCAGACTTGACCAAGTCGATGGAAACGATAGTTGACACGTATCCCGGACCGGCAGGGCAAACAGCAGACAGAGCATTTTACAAGCTGCATAAGCAAATGAGCGGATATTGCGGAATATGGCTTGAGAACAATGACGGTGTAATATCGATTTCGTTCTGTGCAATAGAAAACACGGCGACAGACCTATTTGCCAGACAGGTCAAGCACAGAATCAGAATTTTATCGGCGCAAAGCAGCAGAGCAACGACTACTGGGACAATACAGGGATACAGCATGGATTGGCTGAGCACCCAAGCGCAGTATGACAAAAATCTATCCGGGACAAGGCTGAATGCGACCATTAGTACATCGGCAAGAGCATTTGCCGGAATATCAGACGCAATGCCCAGTTGGACAGGATACAACAGTGGACAGCCGACATCACAAACCAACTACGATTATATTGTCAGCCTCAGCCAGATACCAGGCGGAGGTCAGGTATATTCCCAGTACTACGAATTAGCACAGCAGCCGAATTCCAGCAGCGTAACAGCGACGCAAATAAGAGCAGAGACCACCAACACGTATGTGAAGTTTTTACCGGTGCCCGAATGCATAAGAAGAGAAGGCAGGCTGAATTGGGGGCAGTCAACAGGGTATGACTACAACGCAGTGCACCTGAAAATAAGAGAGGTTCGGGCTGGCTCCACAGGGGTGGAGATTTACGACAGATATCTGCCTGCAAATTCGTCGGGCACGATAAATAACATAATGAAGCCAACTCCAAGAACGCCGGGGTTCACCAATAGGTGGGTGACCGTCATTTTAGGGAATTATGTGAATGTTGCAATAGGTCCGGACGACGACACCACGCAGAGAGTGGACATTTGGTTCGGGGAATCAGTAGTAAAAATACCGAGTCAGACGATACAAGACAGAATACCGCCAACTACGCGAAATGTAATACAGACAGTAATGACAGGGCTGGTTCAAAGCTCGAAATTTGCTATGAAGCTACGACCCTATATTCAAACCACGTCCCTATCGCTGGCAGAACTTTACAGGAAGGATTTAGAGCCTCCCTACGACCCGGAGCCAGTTGGAATGAACGAATTATTGCAGCTGAACGTATCAGACTTTATAGTGCCAACGTCAGGAGACGAAAATTCCGGCACCGTAAGACGCATAAGAGCAAGAATTGTACCCGTGGTAGAATACGAGCTTGAAATATTTTTTAGCCCTATAATGTTGTAAGGAGAAAACAGATGGCAAGCCTAAATGACATAACGAGAAATCAGAATATTCAGGACATTTGGGACATAGTAAGACGTTTTACGCGAAATCGCTGGACGGAAACGACAATCCCGACCCTGCCGCAAATGATTGCTATGATGTCGCTCTCGAATGTGACGAATGTAGTAATATTTGCCGGAGCCAGCAGCCCTGTGCTTTTAACGACGCTTGACACATCAGTAAAGCACGCTGCTTTGGTGTATCCGGCGGATATGAATTCGTGGGAAGCTTTACAGAGAGCCACAGTCGGGGCATCGATTACGTATGACGAAATGTCGGGGCAGGTTTTGCTAAATTTTAGCGAAATGCCTTCGCAGGTGTCGCTAATTGTAAACGACATGCTGGCGGGCGACGACCAGACATCGGAAGTGCAACTTTTAGCTCCGCCGCTGCAAGTAAGAGCCTACGACGAAAACGAGAGGTATGTAGCCGGAGATTTAGCAATTGTGCAAACGTCGAATTATGGCGACGCGCCAATGACCACGATTGCGATTGCCAAGGAAGCGACGACAGGGGCGTATAACGACGCCAGCTGGACGATTTTAGCCGGAGAAAGCCAGCTCGGGTTTTTATCCGATTCCATTGCAGAGCAGATACAGGCGGAAACAGCCAGAGCCCAGCAAGCCGAGTCCGATTTAGCCACTGCGATAGGAGACGAAACCACTGCAAGAGAAAGTGCGATAGAGCAGGTCACGAGTTCAATAGAAGCCGAGGCTCTCGAAAGAGCACAAGGGGATTCTGCAAGCATTGCCGCGGTAAACGACGAAACGACGGCACGGCAGCAAGCTATACAGCAGCTTGAGAGCGAATTGGCGACTGAAACGCAAAACAGGGAGTCAGGCGACGAGCAAAATGCCCAAGCCATAGCAGCCGAAGCAACAGCAAGAGCGGAGGACATCAGCCACCAAGCGGCAGCTTTACAGCAAGAAGTGGAAAATAGAAGCGCTACCGACGTAACTGCGATATCGTTTGATGTAGGCATAAATACGCTAACTATTACACGGACCGACGGAACGACAGAGCATGTAGCCTTCCCTGTTGCAGACACCACGCAGAATGGTTTTATGACGAACCAGCAAGTGGAGCAAATAGAGCAGAATACGCAAGACATACTGAATCTGAAAGGAACAGGAACGCGCAGGCTGACGTCGCTTGTAATAGACGCGGACACGACACAGGACGATTTTAATAATGCGTGGTTGGACGCAAGCGGGCAGGCAGCTCCAGTGGATAATGACACACTCGTATCACTCGCAGAAACGACACTATGGAACCAAGCGACGTATATAGAATCAAACGCGGAGTGGGTTTTTAGACCGAATGTAGAAGTCAATCCAGCGACGAATACAGCGGCAGGGATAGTGGTAGGAAAGGTAGCGACCAGCAACACGATGGAGAACGGTGGCAGCATTTATGTGGAAACCAATGCTTCGATGTCAGTGAATGGCTGGGACGACGCAACGTCGAGGGTGCAGGCGCTGGAGTCATTTAAGAATCGCACGAGCGGATTTGCCACTGCCCAAGATGCTGCAAATGCGTCAACCGCTTTAACGAATTCGCAGACTGCGCTAAACACGGCGAACCAAGTGAAAGCAGACGCCGACGCAGGAAAATTCGACGGAGCAACCGGACCTGCA